AGCTTCATGTTTTCTGCATCTTCAACTTCTTTCTTAGAAGCAATATTGCCAACTGAGTCAATAATTACAATAACACGATCTTTGCGTTCAATTTCATTAAGCTGATGAACAAGATCAAACTTGAGTTCTTCGATGTTAGTAACAGGTGTGTGAAGTACTCGACTAGTATCTACATCGAATGCTTCAAAGTATGATTGCGGTGAACCAAATTCTGAATCATAAAATAGCAATACTGCATCTTTATGTTTTTTCAAATAAGCACTTGCCATAAGCAAAGCAAATGAAGTTTTAAAGTGTTTTGAAGGACCAGCCAAAACTGTAAGTCCTGAAGCTAATCCTCCATCGACAGATCCTGAAAGTGCAACGTTTACCATTGGCACTGGCGTAGTGGTGAGTTCTTTTTCACCAAATAATTTCGAATCTGAAAGTACATCAGTACCTGTAGTTCGACTTGATTTCTTTAGTTTTTCTAATAGTGACATATTTTCCTTATTGTTAAGATATAATTATACTCCAAGTTACGCTATTTGTACACTTAAATAAACGATTCTAGGGTCTGTGGAGTTTCTTCGTATTTTGCAGATTTTGTTTTATTGTCAAAAACCGCAAACTCTGCCTTTCGTGTATCTAATTTTCCATCTAACCAGTCTAAGATATTTTGCGCCATATCTTCCGCAGTTGTTACTGGAACGTTTTGACAAATCATATTAAGATTTTTTCTACCTCCTTGAAGCTGAAAGTCTTTTGGCATTTTCATAATTGCTAAACACTCACGGATAGTAAGATATCTATCTTCGTCAGGGTGAGTTATACAAGTGGGCATATGACCTACAAAGGCACCAATATAGTCTTTAGCGATTTCTGTAGTTTTTCTCATAATGTTACCACCTGACTCTAACTTTTCATGCATACGTAAGGCACGGTTTGCGGCCTTTTCATAACCTTTTTCCCTTAGCCAAGGTTCGACTTCTTTATACGTGATTCCCTTTGACTCGATATAAACTAAAGGGTTCGTACTTTTTTCTATCCTTTGAAAAAATTCTTGGTGGGTGATACCACCTTCGATTTCTTCTAAAACATAACGATAGTAAGGATCTTCACTTGGCTTAGCTTTATTCGTGAGCTCATTCATTGGATCTTCCTTTGAAACAAAAGAGTTACGAATAGTATCTTCAATTTTTTCATGAGGCCTATGATAAAACTGTATGTGAGGAATGCGATCACCTTTCCAAAAGAAGTAAAATGATCGATCTCGTGTTTGACTTAAACCATGCATTTTTGACTTTGTTTTATATAATTGCACGGTGTAGCCATTTTCTTTTGCGATTTCGCGAAGTTTTTTTACAATAGGTTCGCCCATTTTAGATGCAAGTCTTGGAGCATTTTCTCCCCAAAGGACTTTAGGTTTAGTTACACCCAAAACGTACTTAGTTGATTCAATCATCCAATCATTCGCTTTATTGTCCGTAGATGCTGATGGACTTAATGAAGATAAGCCAGCACATGGACATACCGCATTTACAACATCAACTTCTTTCAAAGATCCTGTAAAATTGTCAAGTAGGTGATAAGGAACTTTATTATTGTAATGTTCTAAAAGTTGTGAATCATTCGCCTGAAACGCGGCATAAGACATAACGTACTCTGGTTTTTTGCCGAATACATTTTCCATTGCAATCGTTTCACCACCAATAAGTGGAACTATTGATGCGTAACTATAACTCATCCCAAGAACTCTATTTGTGGATCATTGAAGTACCTATCAATGCATTCAATTTGCGAATCTAAAGATTCAATCTTTTCTATTTTTTGTTGTATTACTTCGCCAATTCCCGGATGTTCTCCAACTCCTACAGGATTTTTTAAGTAAACGTTAAGATCTGCGAGATGCTCATCGCGTTCACCTTGCAGTTTCGTGTGTATTGCCTTTATATGTGCGTTCATATTTTGTTTTCTATGTTGTTCATTATGTCGGCAAACGTATAGTCTGCGTCTTGGTGTAGTTTATAAAATTCGTAAGCCTGATTTCGCATTTCGTTTCTTTTTTCAGGTGACTCTCGAAGATCTAGCATTTGGTTTAGTGTTTCATCAAAATTATTTTCGTCAAACCAAATGGTTCCTGAGTTTTCGCAATCAGTAAACTTTTTTCCATAGTGCCGGTGTGTACAAGCATCGCCATATTTTTTATTAAAGACAGGAATCGTACCAGTGCAAACAACTTCGCAATGAGTATATTCGATTGATCGCTGAATAAAGTGTTCTTTCATACGTGAAAGTTGATAACCAAACCCTACCTTTGACATTCTTTCAAGCATTTCATCTTGAATATAAGGACCAAATACCTGAACATCTGAGCCATAAGCTCTGGATAAATCATACTCATTCGGGTCTTCTGCAAGTAAATTTTCAAATTCAGATAGTTCTCTAAAACCTAAAAAGGCGGGTGAACGTTCAATACCTTCGTACGTAGTAAGCATTTCGTTTGGCATTAAATAACCATTATGAAATTTAAACATTTCTTGATAGCCTTTCCACGACGTAGTTCTACCAATCCACTTATGGTGTAGCTCATCTTCACACTCGTTTTTCCAATACTTTTCTTTCACCTCGTCAAAATACATTCCTGGCTGAAATGCTACAATAGGTGTACCTTCTTCTTCGCCAAAGAGCGTAACTTGAGAACCTACTTTTTCTCCTGCGTATTTTGCAAAATCGTTAGTTGTTGAATGAACAAATATGATATCGGCCTTTTCAATCGCTTCATCTAATGCACCATTACGACGAATAGATTGCATTGCATGATCATGTTGAATTAGCGCAACTGGTATTTGAATCTCATCCAACATTCGTTTAAAGTTTTCAATCGCTTCTTCTTTCAGACTCATTGCAGGTAAAGAATTGATAATAGCAATATCGGCCTTATTGACTTCTTCAATCATGGCATTTACTTCATCATCTTTTGCAAATTTTAGCTGATGGATGTTATCAGTTTTGTGTGCATTTTTTCGTGTCCAAGATTTATCTTTAGACGCATATACGTTATAAGAATACCCATGTTTTTCATAGAATTTACATTGTTCAATTGTAAACTTTGTTACACCGCAGCCTTCAATGCCGCGGCCCATTATAATTGCTATTTTTTTCATTATAAAATTATCTTTTTGTGTTTTAAATGTCTTTCTAATTCTTTTTTTTGCAAATCAATTAATGACCTATCATATTTATTTATGAGTTTTTCGACGTCATACTTATTATACACATATAATAAATTCTTTAATATTGGATTTTGTATAAGTTCTCTATTTGGATCGTATTCTATAGATATTGCTGCTAATGCGTCAGACGCCAAAATTTCGTAAAATCTATATGTTATCACATTGTTTAAATGCTCTTTATCGCCTAATATTAATGACACCTTACATTTATTTATCGTTTCTCTTAATTCGCTATTTGGTAATGTTTTAATAAAATCTGTTTTAACGTTATTCGTCTTATAACTTACTAAAAGATTATTCATGCCTTCTGGCATATATTTTTTAACTTGATCTTCTCTAAATTTTTTTCTATTGCGTCCATAGTAGATTACATCCCACTGCTTTTCAGTTGTTGTATCCTTTATTTCTATTTCATGTTTCCATATATACTTAAACCAATCAACGTTAATGACTTCACCAATTTTTGAATTTGGATAAAATTGTTGAATGTTCTTTCCAGGGAAAATCTGTATTGCGTTTTCTACATGAGATTCCCATTTATCGTAAATATCTTTATAATAATCTGGTGAGTTTTTTCTATATTGGCGTATATTCCATTCATCTATTTTATTGTCCCATCTTTTTAATCTGTTTAAATCTAGTAAGGGTTTAGCAGGATTTGAGAATGGAATTAGAGGATCAGCTGCCATATAGTAAAAATTGCCTTTATACGGCGTTAAAAACTCCAACATAGGAATAAAATTAGGATTTGGTCCTCCACCAAAAAATACTGGATTAGAACCTTGTATTAAAATTTTATCATATTTATTTACATCATTGCAGTCAAATACATTTAAATAATTATCAACTGATTTTTTTCTAAGACTTTTATAACCAATAAAGTTGACTTCATATCCTTT